CGTAAATCATCCATTAAATCATAAAAATGTTTTGACGCGGCCAGTGAATCACACCACGCCTCATATCCATACGATTTCCTGAACCTAGGGTCCACTCTCTCAGCGTCTTCTTTTTCCAGCTGACATGGTCGGGCTCCAGAGCCTACGGCGCCCCCCTTCCCAAGTGAAGGGGCGCCTTCGGCTCCTTCGCCCTTCCCCCCCTTTGCGTTGTTTGCGAAAAAAATAGTGTTCACGCGATAATCGGCTCAACATCTTCCGAAAACACTTCGCTGTCTTCATCAGCCACGCTAATTAAGACGCACCTGCAATTCGGGTGGAGTCCCGGACACATTACGCCACCACTAAACATTTCATCGATAGGTACAACCTCATAATCCATAGCGCTGCATTCCGGGCAGCTCCTTTCATCATTGGGGCATCGCCACATTTTGAACTTGTGACCAGCAGCCTTTGCCCGTACCACAATGCCCTCATTTTGAGCTCGAACGTACTCCGTCCTGTAGATCTTGTCTAACCTTGCAGGCCCCTTATATTGATCCTCAAAAGCATCCTTAAACGCATCCTCGCCCTTGCCCCAATTCTCGACCATCTGGCCCTTAAGAATTTGGATGTCGGTCGTTGATAAAGTTTTCACAAGTTCCATGCCGTGCGCCATAAAATATTTAATAGCCGCATCAGACCCTACTAAAGCCGGTGCTACCGTTCCAACTGTATCGCCAACAGTGCCCATATCAAAAGCCCCTTGTATTGCGTCTTGCCACGCCTTTACCCACAGCTTCCAATTAGCGTCTTTAATGCCTTTGCTAAATTTCGCTAACAATAAAGGCATCAAAGCTTTTAGCCAATCCGGATCGTCTTCTTCCTGATCGTCTTCTAATACAATGCCGTCAATCAGGTCTTGTATCTCTTTAGGGATATCAGACATATCTATCCCGAATTAATTTTAAAATATCCGATATCCTTCAAGGTGCTAACAATATCCGGCATTAATGGGGCCTTTTCAATCCCGCCTTGCTTACTAGCATTACTTATGTCCTGTCCACTCATAGGAACGGGTTTTGCCAATTGTTGTGGTAGCGGTGCTTCTCGCTTGATGCGTTCCATCTCTTCATCAGCTTCTTCTCGCGTGCAGCCATCCAGCCTCATAATTGCAGACGACCTCGACGTCAGGCCGCTATTGGCTCTTGTCTGCTCGATCATGCTGTTTTCAAGGTCATCGCTGGGCAGTCCATCCTGCCAACTGATTATGCTAAGTTCTATCTGGACAGCATCCTTTATGCGGCCATTAACATCCAGAATGCTTGCAGCTTTTATTGCCCGTTTAAGAACTTGATCGAAACGGACCCTGATCCTATTACAATGACTTATAGTCCTCAAAAGCAGTCGCCTTAAAGCACTACCAGAAGCAACAGCACCGCCACTAAAATCACCAATAGCCGCCGGATTCAAATCCGTCACAGCATAAATCATACTAACAAGTCTGTCCATTTCCTGGAAGCTACTATCAAGTTTCCCATCCCAGGTTATGTATTCTGGCTTATCTTCATCCTTATTGACCGCGAAGAACCTGCCATTCATGCGCATAGTCTCTTCGCCCGTTTCCATGTCGGTAGTGAGCATAGAAGAAGGCCCAGTCATCGCGGGCCTTGAATGAATATCCAATATACTTGATACTTTTATAATACGTGTTTCAAGTTCCTTAACAAGGTTTTCAATGCTATCATAGTCGCTTATGCCATATACGTCATTGCGCTTCTTGATATTGGACACTACAAAAACAAGGGGATACGGCACTCCGGTATCCACATGTTTAGGAACATTAATATATTTACTACTTATATTTAATTCGACTTCATGATCTATCTCATCGCCATTCAACCAATAAAGATGATTATCGATAGCGCCCGCAGTATGCACTTCTGTCCGCAACAGATTCGCTACACTATTCCCAATCTGTTCCTTGAACTTCCAGGCCAAGACATGCGCCACATATTCATTTACGTTATCAGGATTTACTACCGGAAACCAAATACTCGGATCTATATTTTCTATAATACTGCCCGGTTCTGATCCTGTCCCTACGAATCGGACCTTTAGAATAGCATTACCAAACTGAATAAAATTATTACAAGCATTATATAATACAACACTTAGATCACTTCTATTAACAATGCCGTCCAATTCAGTTTGTCCTACCGGATTCATAAGGCGTGGCGGCTCTCCTACCACCATATCACTATAAACGCTTGTCACTACCTTAAACCAGTTCATCGGTAGCTTCTTGCCATTGTATATCCTCGCAAAGAAAGTACTCACTAAATCGATATTGTCTTCGATATCTGCAAGGTCCCATAAGTCTCCCCAGACCGCTTCATGTCGTCCCTCATACAGCAAATTATATTTATCATAAGATAATAATCTGCCTTTTTCATCTTCAGGCGGAAAATGACTTCTTGGCATCAGCCAATTCATATCAATAAGCATAAAAACTCCATAAACATTATATAAACATTAATACTATTTTAAACGCGTATACTATTAACCGCATATTTAAGTGCATCAACTGCATGATCATCAATCTTTTGTGGCTTGTCTTCGCCCCGGTCAGCAGCAGATTGATCCCAAGCATAAGTTTCCATTTCGCTAACAAGCACCGGGCATTTTTCACTATTTATAATAAGGTCACCATTACCAATCATAGATGCTATTTTCCTGATACCGCCCAACACATCATTATCAGCAGCCCGTGCCTTGTGCAATCCATCCCGCTGCAACTGCAAAATAAAGGAAGCTGCACTCGGATCTACTTCTATCGTGCTGGCATACATCTTGCTGGTATCGTCCCCATAAATGATGCCGGGCTGCCCAGAACTATACCCCCACTGTTCAGATGCAAACTTAGCCATGTCCTTGCTATAATCAGCATCCGTTTTCTGGGCATGCTCCACCACGCTATCCCAATAGTACTCGCGGCTGACGTACCATGTGGGTTTTGCCCTACCAGGCACCAGATACTTCTCCAGGGCCACAAAAGCGCATGCATTATGCGTGCCATAGTCTGCACCGATCCGCAATTCTTTGGGCCTCAATGTAGCCGGAGGTACTCCACAATGCTTGCCCTTATCAAACAGTCCGAAAACCCTGCCCTCTGCCGCTACCCAATTCCCTAGAATGAAGCGATCATAAAAGACAGTTCCCTTAGGATACTCTTTCTCAAGGTCTCTCTTGTATTCCAGGGGTAGGTACGGATTGTCATCCAACGTGAATTTCCAGACCTTTATATTAAGTTCATCGCTTCTTTGAATAAAATTCTTATAAATGTAATTTCTGGGCGTCTCCGGATTGCAAGTCAAGTAAAGCCTAGCATCCTGGTCGCTCAATCTGCTTAACAGCATATTGATAAAGTTCTCAGGTACTGTTGTGCCCTCATCAACATAAGCGGCTATCAGGCTTTCGCCCTCTATCTTTTTATAGCTGCTTACATTATCTGCGCCCTCAATCCAGATAGTCCTACCAAATATCTCGCATTCCTTTTTGCCAGAATGCATCTCGAAATTCTGCTTGCCCACCAAATCTTTTAAGGGAGTTAATACGTTTCTATACAGTGACGTGCCCGTGTTCCCAACAAATAGTATATTACCGTCAGGCAAAGTAATAATATCTTTAAGTATTTTAATATTTACTGCCCAAGTCTTAGTAGAACGCACAGAACCATAAAGCAAGTTAATCCTGGCGGGCTTCCCAATAATGAAATCCCTTTGTTTGCCTACTGGCACTTGTAAATTGCTCACAAACACTCGCCCCGCTCATGCTTGCTCGCTTCATCTTGCTCTCCTAAAATTTCTTCAGTCTGGACTTCATTATTAACAGCGTTATCTTCCATTGTCTCAAATAACTTCAGTAACGCACTCTTTGCACTATTATCAGTGTAACCTTGCTCAACGCCGAACTTATCAATAAGAATGCCAACACAAACACACAAATCTCTCAAGCTTTTAGTATCCTGACAATCCTCAATCATGTCAGACATTTTGGCCATTGTCTTACCCAACAACTCCTGCCGATTTTCGCTAACAAGGTACTGTTTCCAAGCCTGACAGCCTTCACTGATGTCACTCTCCATTTGTACATTCTCAGTTGCCAGGTATTGTCTTATTTCGTGACCCAGTTTCGCTTTATGGATCTTAGCTACCCTAATAACGAAGCCCCGATCTTTTCCGATAAGCTTCGCTATCTCAGCAGGTGACTTGCCTTCCAGCAAGTAAGCCACAATCCTATCGTCAAACGATTCATCTCGTTTAGGTCCTGAACTCATACTCGCTCATACTCGCTACGCTCGCATTCGCTATAATTATAAAACTTAGTCAATATAAGTAACCATTATTCACTTTTACGATCAAATCTATAATTTCAAAACCACTATCGGCTAACAAATCAATTAGGTTTTTTTAACAAAACCCGTATCAGTAAACGCCTTATAGAAATAAAAAACGTAGCAACGTAATTGAAACGTAATTCACTTTACGTTTTTCAAATTCAAAATTTTTCTTCAAAACCACTAACTACTACTACTACATACATATATACATATATATATATAATATAAAAACGTAAAAAACGTATGTAAAAGGTATAGTAAGTATAAGTCAAATTTTTTCTTACTCCTACATTCTTTATCCTGTAAAAGTTACGTTTTTTACGTTTTTGCTCGCTCGCTATTGGTTTTTACTGCGTTTTTTATTTGAAAAACGTTATTTGAAAAATCCATCTACTAATAACGATTTTGCCCCTAAAAACGTATTATACGCGAAACTACGTCTTTCTCTTCAAAGTGATCTTACTACCACCTATTTCTTTTGCCCAATCTTCTTGCAAAATCAAAGTATAAGGTCTCTTCCCATCAGTCGTTAAATAAGGACATTTATAAAACAGGCCATGTTTTTGTTGCTCGCCTTTTCCTCGGCCAGTCAACAAATCGCCAATATATCCCATTGATTTACCTGTTAGTGTGCACATTTCGGCCTTAGTAGCTTGATAACCATTAACACTTAGCGTTTCCAAGAAATTTAATTCAGCCTTTGTATATTTATCAGCACTATGTCCACCAAATTCAGTAAAAAGTTCTACAGCTCGGTGAAAATCTTCTTCAGTAGCTACCAATCTGCCATGCTCATCGAATTGTCTGGCCCCTTTAGCAAACACCGCAAAGCTCTTTACCATGTCGCCAAACATTGTATAGGCTCTCAGATCACCTTTAAATTCGATATTTTTGGCAAAGGGCACTATAACTTCGCCGAAAAATTCCTTTATATCCCGAATTATATAATGGCAAACCGCAGTCTCAAATTCAGATTCTTCCACTAAAGTAGTTTCGCCAGCATCTTTAGCTTTTAACATCTCCAAACACTTTGCTAAGTGAGCAGCACTACTATCACTTTCGACTAATATAAAGCGATCTCGGATTTGCTCATCGGCTTGACTATCGACGCTAGTTACCCAAAAAGTGAGTCTCTTTTTACTTACTTGACGTATTCCGACGCCATCAGTTGTGACAGTTCTGGGTGCACCATCTTGGAAAGCATTCGTAATTCTTTTTACACTTGTGCCCAAATCACTTTTCCAGACCATGTCATCTATATAGACGACACTGCTATCTATAAAGTCCTCAATAGGATAAAATAATACCTGTGGAGTCACAGCACTATTAAAAACAAATGTAGGATCTATTAATTTGCTCATCTTAATAGCAGCGTCACTTTTTCCTGACCCCGCCTTACCGCAAATTTGCACATGTATCCCTTTGGAATTCTTAATGCTACCCGGACCAACACTCACCAATAATACTTTTCCTACTATAACAGCACCAAAATGCCTGTTTTTCCAAACGTCCAGAATATAGTCATAAGAAGTGCCAGCCTCGATAATTTCTTTAGCCTGGGCTTGAACGCGGCTTCCAAAATCAGATGGCATATTTACACCTGATTTCCGACCAATTCAATAAATCGAAGTTCGTTTCGATTTACCATCCACTGTTTACCATTCTTAGCTTCAAACCAAAGCTCGTTGCCCTTGATAGCAATCAGTTTAGCTTGATATTGTCTTTCATTATGTCTAAGCCTGGTTATTTTTCCGATATAATTATATATAGGATCGAATTCTTGTATTTCATCAGT